AGATCAACCAAGGTTGATGAATTTGAATTGCTCTGTTTGGACGATAGTTATGGTGACGCAAAGGCGTTGGCTGAGGCTGTCCGTTCAGCGGTAGCGTTCTATTCTGGTGATGTGACCCCAAGCGGGTCCGACACCATGACGGTCCAAATTGTTGTTCATGTTAGGACCGACGATATAAAACTCACGCCACGCGATGGATCGGATTCATCTCCCGTGGCAATTTCAGTAAGGGTGCGTATGCACTCATCAGTTACGTAACAGGAGAGGGAATACAATGGCAACCATTGTTTCAGAGGGCGCAACACTTCATTTAGCCACAGCAGAAGTTGGACAAATCACAAGTTTGTCCATCAATCACAGTAGAGACACAATTGATGTTTCGAATCTTTCAACAACAGGCGGCAAGGATTTTATCGCTGCCTCTCTGTATGAGTCGGAAATCAGTTGTGAGGTACAGTTAGAGGATTATGCTACTGCTGGACAAGCATCAGCAGTTACTCCGTTCGATGGCGCTGGAAGCACTGCTGTTGTTGCGTGGATTATTGATATCGGTGATTCCACCACAGGGATGAAGTTCAGCGGAAACGGATTTGTTACCGGGTTCGATGTGTCTGTGGGTTTGGATAGCGTTGTGACCGCAAGTATTACCATCAAGGTTGATGGCAATGTGACGGTTGCCGCTGCTATTGATTGATAAGGAAAAACAACATGGCAATTCTTGACCGGGAAACGATTCTCGGTGCCGATGATGCCCAAACCAAGTGCGTTGCCGTCCCCGAGTGGGGCGGCGACGTTCTGGTGGGCACAATCACCGGCAAACAGCGTGATAATTTTGAAGCGTCTATGACTGGCGGGAAAAAGACAATGGCAAACATTCGGGCAAGAATGGTTTCTATTGCTGCCAGGGGCGAAGATGGCGAGCCGCTATTTACAACCAAAGACGTTGAGCAACTTGGGGAAAAGTCTGCGGCGGCACTAGATCGCGTGTTCACTGCGGCGCTCAAACTCAATGCCTTTTCAAATGATGATGTGGAAGAACTAGCGGGAAACTAAAGCGGCGGCCAGCGAGGGCGTTCTATTTACGTCTAAGTTTGTCGCTAGGAATACCAATCAACGAAATGCTTGAGCGAATCGATAGCCGAACACTTGCAGAATATATGGCTTTGGATCGCATTGATCCCCAGGGATCATTACGGGGCGATGTGCAAGCGGCTGTTGTAGCCTCAACGGTTGCAAATTGTCACCGTGGCAAGGGTAGCAGGGCGTTTGGTATCAAAGACTTTTTGCCGTTCACTCAAGACGAAAAACAAACATCGTCGGACATTGAAACACAATTGATGCAACTGGTTCAATTGACAAAAGGTAGCGACTGATGGCGACAATTGGCAACCTGTTCATCAACGTAAAGGCTAACGTAAAGGGCCTCGTTAGTGGCCTTGGCCGCGCGGAAGCAAAACTAAAACGGTTCAGCAGAAACGCCCAACGAACAGGGCGGCAAATGCAAAACCTTGGGAAACAGATGGCTGGGCTATCTGTTGCGTTTGCTGCGCCTGCTGCCGCTGGTATTCGGTTGTTCGCGTCGTTTGAAAAATCAATGGCGAATGTGTCTACGATGCTCGACAAGCCAGAGCAACACATGCGCGGGTTTACTAGCGGCATTCAAGATATGGCGATTGAGTTTGGTGAGGGTACAGATACCTTATCGGGCGGTTTGTATGATATTTTGTCCGCGTCAATTGCACCAACCAAAGCATTGGAAACATTGCGTGTAGCGTCAATGGCTGCCAGGGCTGGCATGACCGACACCGCCACCGCTGCGGACGCCATCACCACGGTCTTGAACTCTTATGGACTCAGCGCTGACCATGCGTCGATTGTCTCTGATAAACTGTTTACCATTGTAAAGCGTGGCAAAACCACGTTTGCTGAACTGGCACCGAACATCGGGAAATCCGCATCGTTGGCCCACTCGGCTGGTGTGAGTATTGACGAACTCAGCGCAACAATAGCGGTACTCACACGCAATGGTGTAAAGACGGAGATTGCAATGACAGCAATCAACGCTCTTATTAGCGCATTTGCAACGGCAACACCAGCAGCATCGGCGGCGGCAAAAGAGTTGGGTTTGACCATGACCGCTGCGAGTCTCAAATCTGATGGCCTGCTTGGTGTGATGCAAAAATTAGAGGGAGTTGATTTTGACGAATTAGCCGCCATTTTCCCAAACATACGAGCGCTGCGTGGTGTGTTGCCAGCGGCTAATGACATAAGTGGGTTCGCAGAAGATTTGAACGAGGTGGGCAAAGAAACAAACGCCACTGCCGTTGCATTTGATAAAATGGCGAACACGCTTGACATGGCAATGGGCCAAGCGTGGGAGGCAATCAAAGCGGTTGGGGTTGCAGTTGGTGAGGTTCTTGCTGGTGATGTTCGTGATTGGTCCAAATCCATTGTTGATGGCACAAAAGATGTGGTTGATTGGATCAGGGAAAACAAAAACGCAATTACAGAAATGACGAGCCTAGCGGTGAAAGTTGGCGCGGCGGGTGTTGCACTATTGGCGCTTGGTACTGCGTGGCGGGCTGTTGGGATTGCAATGGGCCTAGTCATTACCTCAATGAAGGCGGCGTCACTACTACTTGCAGGGCTCAAAACTGCTGTTGTGTTGACAAAGGGCGCAATTGTTTTGTTGACGGTTACGATGAATGCCGCGCGAACTGCTGCATTATTCTTTGGCGCGAGCCTGTCAGCGGGCGGCGCGTTGGTAATGGGGCTGGCCGGTGTCGCCGTAGCGTTTTGGGCTGGTGCAAAGGCCGGGGATGCGTTTGCGGACGCTCTGGGTCTTATCCCCAAGAAACTTGCAACGGTACAACAAGAGGCGGACAAGGTTGCAGCGGCCACAGCGGAAATCTTTGGCGATGAAAGTTCTACGCAGAAGGTACTAAAAGATGCCGCAATGCAAGAAATCAAAGCACGGCAAGAGGAAGTTGGGCGAATTGCGGAAGAGATCGAAGGCCGAAAACTATTAGAGTCTAGTGGTACGTTTAGGGCTGTGGAGGGTGTGGCCGATTTTCTCCCGTTTGTGTCGGACCAAGTTGGGGAAGCATCACTAAACACCTTAGACTCTTTGATGGCACAAGCACAAAAGCGTTTGCAGGACGCATACCGACAACTTAGAACTCTTGGCGATGCAAACACCAGCATTATGTCTGGTGAAGATATTGATAAAATGATTGCCTCAGAAAACGCAGGTAAATCGAGTGGTTGGTTTGCAGCACAAGAACACACGGGGAACCAACTGGCGGGCATCGTTGGTGATGTGTACGACGCAGCCACAGAGGGACTAGAGCGCCACCGTGTAAAACTGCAACAACTACAACAAGAACGAATTGGCTGGATGCAAAAGCAAGCCGCTGGTTTGGCCGAAACCTTTGCAACGCCACAAGAAGTGTTTGATAAGCAAATGGCGTCGTTGCGTGAGTTGCAAACCGCTGGGGTAATCACCACGGAATTGTTTGATCGTGCATCCGCTGGCTATGCTGAAACACTTGCTGAATCCCTGGGGTCAGTTGACCAAATTGGTACGGCTAAACCCGGCACCGTTTCCACTGCCATCGGTGGTTTCAAGTTTAGCGATGGAAGCGTTGACGCTGGACAAGCGCGGCAGACTTCTATTCTTGAGCATATCCAAGTTAGTTCCAAGGAAATGGTTGAAGAACTGCGGCAACTGGGGCCTAGACCGTGACAACCCTAGTATTACAACCACCAGAAGCCACGCAGGTTGATGCGGTGATGCTGTCCACCGGCGCTCTTAGTTATATCAGCACGGAAATCCAAGTTGGCATTCATTATGGTGGGCGGCGGCGTGCCTTGTTTGCTTGGGATCTAACAAGCCTGCCAGATTCCGCACTGATTAGCGCGGCAACAATGACATTGAAAAGCCTTGGTGCTGACAGTATCACGGTTGACACAGATGTTGCGGTGTATTTGGTAACTGAAACAGGCATGACAGAGGCCGCCACGTGGACCAATTACGATGGAAGTAGTGCGTGGGCGTCTGCTGGTGGTGATTACACAACCACCGGCGGCGTTGTTACAACCGTTTCACCTGATGGGGATTTGGTTGTTTCTGGGGATGCGCTTGTTTCGTTGATAGACAACGCAATTGCTAGCAGTTCTGGCATTCTTAGAATACTAATAGGTACAACGGAAGAACTGACCGGCACCCCCACTGGGTCCAAAAGGATCAAGTACCACAGCAGCAATGCAAGCGCAAGCGCAAACCACCCAAAGTTGTCCATTGAGTATGTTTCCGTTACCTCTTGGACTGGTGGGGCTAGTGACGGGAACGCAAACACGGCGGGCAACTGGTCAACTGGTCTACCGGACGCAACAAGCCGGGTGGTTGTCAACGCAACTTCCGACGCAATTACCACACCGGGTGGCGGCCTTCGTTGTGATCGGTTGTATTTTGGCCCAAAGTTTCAAGGCTCATTTGGCACAAGTGCAACACCAGCAACGGTCCAGGCTAATTATGTATATGTTGAAAGCACCAGCAGCACCGTACACCTAGCACATTCCAAATGGACAGAATCAAGCGAACTTTCGATTATCAACACCCCGCGAAGTACGGACAGGGTTGGGTTCGATGGTGATTTTGGAACGCTTCACGTAATCGGGACGGGCCGTAGTGTTCCGGTTGATTCAAACGAAACGCTTACCGTATACACAGGCGCGGTCCGTACGTCACAGGTTGATTTAGACGCTGGGTCTACCAATGTCGTTTATTGCGGTGAGCGTTCAATGGTCAACAACTATGGAACGTGTACCGTTGCAGAGGTCCACAACGGCGGGAAGTTGTTGTTGAGTGACGATAACAGGGTTGGAACACTACACACAACCGGAACCAGTGTGGTAGATTTTCGATCTACGGGCATTACAACTGGTGGCGTGG